TAGAAGGTAGAACCGACACCACCATCGGTCAAAGAATTCATCTTTGAGATAAGTGACTGCGTACCTCCTAGCCATTGACTAAAGGTATTTGATGTTGCTAGTTGGTCTATAATTGCCATTATGCTTTCCGTTGAGCAAGTTCAAGTAATAGAGATTTAATTTCTTGCATATTGTTTTCTAAATTTGCAACACGATCTCCCATCTCTTTTTTTTCTTCTATTTCTTTTCTTATAATTTCTCTTTGTCTATGATACTCTTCCAAAGCTTTTCTATCTGTATTTAGAATTGCTTTGGAGTAAGTATCTCGTACTAAATTTTCATGCCCTTTAACTTTAAGTGTTTGCATTATAGAGCCTCAGGGATAGCAATTGCTCTAAAGTCACGAATCTTAGGTGTGTCAGTTGGATCAGTTCCTGTCATAACAATTTTAATTGCAAATGTTCTAAAAGTTCTAAATGTTGTTGTTCCAGAAACATATGATACCGAATTATTTGCAACATAATTTACACCAGGCGCAAAAGTAAATTCACGGTAATCGTTTGGATCTTTAGAAACATATGATACATTGTTATCAATCTGAGTCATTGTTTGGTAATTTTTATCATCAAACAAATCTGGATCAGAATCGGATAGTATTTTGTAATATACAAAAATGTTTCCTGTTGAAGGTTTGTATGCAGTTAGGTAAAGACGAAGATCGCCCGAATCAAATCCATCAGCAAGAACTACTTTGCGAGTAATATAACGAGCATCAGAATTACCACCAGATTTTTTATCTTCACCGTTATAACTTACATTAGCCATGGTCGTATTAGCACCAGTAATTGTAATAGTTGGTGAAGTTACATATAAACTTCCAGAAAGACCATTTTTCAAAGTAATTGCTGTGATAGCACCATTTGTTACGGTAGCGGTTGCTTCTGCTGTTACGCCTCCAAGAATTGTTGGTGCTGAGATAGTAACTGTTCCCGTTGTGTATCCTGCTCCACCGTTTACAATAGTAAATCCATTATTTGAGAGAGGTAAATTATTAATGATGTTTTCACGAAGGTAAATATTAAAGTTTGTTGTATCAATAATTGGACTTACAGCAGAATCTGTTGTTGACATAACTGCTTGAGCAATAAACGAATTTGAAGTAGCAATGTTAAATGAATCTGCATTAGCCGAGGTTGAAGTATAACCAGATGGTTCATATGGAGATGCAACATCTCTTGCATAGTTCGCTGAAGAAGTTATCACGCGGCGACCAAAACCATCATTCAAATTATACGAATCTAATGGTGTTATTGATTTGAGACCAACTAGAGCAGCAGTAGTATTTGATAGTGAATTGAACTGATATGCAATGCTTGTACCAGAAATCACTAAATCTCCAACCTTCAAGTTTAGTGTATCATAAACAGTATTGCTAGAAGGTTGAGTAACTTTAAATACTACTGAAGCAGGAGTGGTTGTAGAAAATTCATTTCTAAAAATACGGAAGGTCATTGCATTACCTTGCAACGGTAACCATGTGCTACCATTCTGAGATTCAAATAGTAATCCCTGATAAGGCACCTCTGAAATTTTAGACCCTTTACCGTCTTTTGATATATCTGTTCCTTCAACCGCTGCACCATAAATTTCATAGTCTTTGCTGTTAGCTATCAGAACAAATGAATGTTCTCCAGGTTGTAGATATACTCCACTTGGAAATTCAAAATCTGTAAACTTAGTAGCATCATTTAAATCTGGAGTATCATCTGTTACAACTTTTACTTTATCAGGAGTTAAAGTTACTGAAGCATATGGATAAATTGTTGCATATGATGGATAACCATTAACTGTTGGTCGAATTTGCAAAGTAACAGGAACAGAAGTTGATTTAGTCTTAAAGCACACACGAATTTTATTAATAAACACGCCTCTAGAGTTAGTAGTTGGCGAGACTAAAAATGTTTGTGCTAAAGGATCAATCCATCCAATAACATTTGTTGTTACTACTGCTGAAGTTGATGTAACAATTTTTTCTTCAGAAACAAATTGTTTCTGTAAAGTAGGAACTGTAGCAGAAATAATAGTATCTTGTAATTTTTCTGTTAGTCCTGAGGCAAAGAAAGAATTATCTCCATTTGTTCTTGATGATGATACATCATTGCTATTATTGTCAATCAATCTAAACTTCTTTTCACCTATTCTAAATGTAGATTTTGGAATAAAGAATATACCAGCTGCATCACCTTGACGGTTTGATACTTGATTGCCGATTGTATATAAAGAAGTAACATCTGGTTGAGTTGTCCAACTTGGAGTAATAGTAGCGATTCTTGTTGCAGTATCGTAAGCAGTTATTGTTGCAGATTGTCCAGCTCCAGTTCCCTGAGTAATATAGATTGTTGAACAATTAGCAAGAACTCCATACATAGTTGCTGTATTAGAACCGGCAGCATCACCGCGCAATGTTATAGTGCTGGCACCTCCTGCTGCTGCATTTCCACTATAATGAAAATAACCAGTTATTCTATTATTTGCTTGTGTTGTTAAACCAGTTAATGCTGTGTTAGAAGTACCAACATTAAATAATGGATAAGCAGTTGGTCGAATAGAAACAACAAATGCTTCATTGTTTGAACTTTTTACTATAATTGCACTTGCAATATTAGCGCCATTAATTTTATTGGTAAAAACAACTGTTTCATAATTGTCTGTTTTTGTTTCATAAAGCAGATTATTTTTTTCTAATTCAACTTTATTTGCTCTTGAAACATAACCTTGAACAAGAGTATTATCGAAGAATGGATATAAAGTTACATCTGGTTTAAAATCTGAAGCAGTAAACAATACTGCAATATTTCTCATATAAGGAATAACAGAAACATCAATAACTCTATCACCAATTCTTTGTTGTATTGTTTGTGGAACAATAGTTTGTGCTATACCCGATGTAATAATTTTTGAGGTAGTTGAAGTTGTTGTAGTTGTATCTTGATTGAGTGGTCGGCGGCCGCCGCCACCAGAATCATATGCTCCACCTATTACTGTTTCTGTGGTTGTTCCTATTAATATTTCTTCTATCGCATTATAAGCTACGCTATATGCAAGACCACCAATAAGTTCCCAAGCATCTTTATCACCTTCAATATTAACTAAAGTATCAACTGCGCGAGTTGTATCTACCCAAACATCTTGTTTTGGACTTAAATCAATTTTACCGATATAATTGGTAACACCGGTTGGGTTAATATTATATGTTCTAGATGCTGCATTCTGTGTGACTAAAGTGACTGGAGTTCCAGCTAAAGTTAAATATGGACCAGTTTTACTGTAACCACTAGAACTCTTGTCATCAAACATCAAATGAAACGAAGAAGCATTTATTGATGGACGCAATTCTGTTTTGGCTGTATCAATAGAAGATTTCAAATCTGGTTTGGTAACATCCATTATAGATTGACCAGTAAACGAATCTACAAGAATACCATTTTTAAATCTCTGCAAATTGCTAGTATCTTTAATTGTCAAATCTTGTTTGTTTAATGCGTCTAATTCAAGCAATGACAATGATGTGTAATATTCAAGATTTTCTACACGCTTTTCTATCGTGCCAATATCACGCATAGTATAGCGTTTATTGTTTATGTAATTAACTTTTGTATTTGAAGAATTGATTAGATAAGGATCATGTGACAATTTATAAAGTGTCATCGAACTTTCTTTATCAGAAGGTTCTACTGGAGTCAACGATGGGATACCTTTAACTACTTGAAACACACCATCTTTACTTAAAGTTATTTTATCTTTTCTAGGTAAGTAAAAATCATAGTCTAATGTAATAGCTGAACCACTAACTGGCAATCCTTGTCCACTTTCAAAAGTAACAGAGTTTGCTGTTGCTGTAGTTGCATTAGAACGAACCGCTCTAAAATCTAAACAGTCACGAAGTTGAAAGGATGTACCCGATTCATCCGAATATTCTGGAATATTTTCGTAAGGATATCCACCAGCAGTATATGATCTTCCTGTAAAAAATCCAATTCCAGTTGAAGAAAAATGATGAAATTTTACTAACAAATTTCCAGTTGGTGCTGAAAAACCAGGTTTTAATTTGATAGCCGAATGGTCATAGTAAGAATCTTTTTGACCAGAAACTAGAATATAATTCGATGTTATGTTTGCGGCACTTGCTTCGTTAGCTGGACTAAATGCTAATCCTGCAAAGTCTAATACAGAATTTATGGCAACAACATCAGAAGTAAACAGAGATTGTGATGTATCTGGTGTCTTAACTACTGAATTGGCAAAAATTTGTATTTGACCTTGATCTGGAAACAATCTAATTGAATTGTTTCCAGCACTAAACAAATCAATTTGTCCAGCCGCGCCAGTATAAACTTGAACTGTTGTGTTAGCAGATTTGTAAGTTTTTGTTTTTGCTGTCCCTGGATAAACAGTAACCGAAGCTATAATTGTTGCTGCCATACCAGTAGCGGCACCAGTTATCGTTAATTGTCCACTAGAAATACCTGTTATTGCAGAAGCTGGAATATTATCACCAGCTTTATATGAACCACCTGCTGTGGTGCAAATTACTTGATAGTAGGATGGTAGTAATGACGATGATGTACCTGTATAGGTTAAAGTTTCACCGGTTGCTAAAGACAATGCTGAAGAAACAGTTCCAGTAAATGTTATACCAGTATAGAATTTCTTATAGGTATAAGTCATATCCGCAATAGAATTATCTTTAACGAATGTTTGACCTAGGTTGAAAACTAATTTTTCTGATGAGGTATCAAAAATTAGTGTATCATTAAATTGAGAAGATGGATCTCTCGATTTTGTATCAATATTGTATGAAGAAACAATTCCTGATCCAGCAGTATTTGTAACAATTAGCGAACGAACATCATTAAATTCAAAGTCGATAGCCCAGGTGCTACTATTTTGTTGCACATTAGCTACGAACGGTTGATCAAGTTGAATTGTCTGTGTGGCACCATTATAATTTATAATTGTTTTTGGTGTTTCTCCAGTACCTGGACCAGAAATGATTCTAAATTTAGCACCAGTATAAGCATTGTTTGTGGTAGCAAATATACCATTTGAGTTTAATGTTGAAGCACCAAAACCTAATACGTTAGCAATCTGTATAAAAGTTGTATTTCCACTTACACCACCTAGTGTATTATTACACGATCCACCAAGTATAGATTCAACATTGATATTAGTTAAATGTAGTTTATAAATGTATGACGCTGAATTACTAACGCTTCCCGCAGAATCATATGTAATAGATTTAACGCGAACATTACCAATTTTTGTATTGGATCTCGTTGATGACGATTGAAGATTTATGGATAAGTTTGATACACAATGTAATTCTACATTGTCAAGTGTGTTTATTGGCAAACTTCCAAAAGGTGTATTTGCATAAACGAAATAACCATAGTCGGCAGTAATTTGTTTATTGTTGACATTTTGAAATGATCTTGGTTTGTCAACCGTAATTATTTTTGGATAAATGGATTCGTATTCATGGCCATAAATATATGCTTTACCTGGAGAAAGTATAACATCTAAATTTGCAGTATTTGAAGAATTTGTTTGTAGAGCCAGATTGAAAGGACGAACGGTATAGTTACCAGATTCATCATATGTTCTACGGGCAAGAGTTTCTTCCAAAACAGAATATAAAGGTGTATTGACAAGTTTAATTATATTGCCATTTTCAATTCTAGCCAATTCAATAAATTTTGTCGTATCTGTTGATGCTAAACTTCTGGACGCTAGAGTCATAACTATTTTATATCTGTCTGCTCCAGGTGCTTGATAGTTAGATGCATCTTGTGCAGGATCTAAAAGTGAAGTATCTTCATCATACTTTACAATTGATTCGGTAACTTCAAATCCAATTCTAGCACTTCCAGTATTACTGTATTTTGATACGGGTATTGTTTGTGCATCAACCTTAACGAAGAAACCTTCGTAGTAATAAACACCTTCAGTTACAGAAAAAACTTGAGCGTTACCAACACCAGATGTAGCAATTGTTGCATATACATTTACTGCATTTGTTGGATCAGATGGATTAGAGGTAAGTATTGTATCCGCACTTGCAAATGTTCCAAAAGTTTCACTTACCAATAATGTTTTTGGTTGACCAGTAACATCATCAGCATCAAAAGTTTTTAAAACTTGTGCTTTTTTAGAAAAAGGTATTCCCGCACCTGCATCATTTATGATAATTTTATTATCAAAATCAGAAACATTAATTGCTGAAGAAGAATATGTGCTGACAAGATTTATGTAAGCGCAATTTTGGCAAATTAAAGAACCGCCAGTAACGACAGAACCATTTTTAAAAATATGATCGCCAAAGCGCGATACTTGTTTTTGAAGAATAGTTTGTAGTTGTGTTAATTCTCGGGCTTGAACTGCATAGCCAGGCTTAAACAACATTCTGAGGAATTTTTTATCCTCATCAAAGTCATCATAGTATGGATTAGTATTAAAATTAGTTTCAAGTGCCATTTTTTACCTTTAGAAGCTTACAGTCATTTTTATGTTTTCTGCTTGTCCGTCTGTGCGAGTATTTGCGGTATCATTCTGAATATATAGAATGTCACCAGAATAGGGTTCAAAAGTAGGATTCAAAACAGATGTTACTGTTCTGGCTGTACCAGAAGTTAATCCAAAAAGTTGTTCACCTACTACGAAAGTACCTCTAACTTTAGTTAATCTAACAGTTGTAAGGTCACCGCTTATAGCATTTAAAAAACCATATGCATAAGCATTGTTAGCTGAAGGACCTTGATAAACATATTCATCCAACGAATATGTTAGTCCACTTACTAATTGTAGGTTTCTAGTCTGCGAAATTACATTATTTGCATTCGAAGAAGATACTGAAGAAGATTCACCATATTTATGTGGGTCTTTTAAAATACCTATCTGTCTAAATGTTGTTGCTGTTGAAATTATACCACCCTCTGTTGAATCTATTTCTCCAATCCTTACTGCAATCATGGTATTATTTGCGCCCAATTCTGAGGCAGGATTGTATGCGTGTCCATATTTTGGAGACAGAATTGCTCTAGCAGTTGCTCCAGTGCCAGTACCATAAACATATACATTAGCGCGGCTATAGTTTGTTCCAACAACAGTTACATTAATTTTTGCAATATTGGCTTGAATAGCTGTCGCATTAATGTCGGCATTAGAAAAAATAGCATCTGCATCAACACCAATTCCGTCGCCATCAACATACACTCTAGTGGTTATAGTATAGTTATTAGCATTTCCACCAATACCACTGGTGTCGGTAGATAAAGTAATATTGCCATTTGCTGTAATAGCACCAACAATAAAAGTTCCCGTTGGAATACCTGTACCAGAAATAGACATATTTACGGTATTTGATAATGAAGTAACATTAAGAAACGCTAATGCGTTTGAAGTATTTGATAGTTGAATTATTGACGCACCAGCTAAGAAAGTAGAAAATTTCAGATTTGTTGATTGTCGATAATTTGATCCGTTTGCTGTTACAATAATAGTAGATAATTCACCATCTACAATACCAAGAGTGTTGACACCATAATCTAAAGCATTGGCAGAAGTCGGTGCTGGCACCCATGAATCAGTTAAGAATTTATTTGATGGTTGAACAGTAAACATATACTTCCAAATATATCCATCAGAACCAGAAAGAGTGCCATTAGATGACACATAATCATGCGTGGGCTTTATAGTAGAATTAGCCGATGCATTATTTGCAAGGCATTTATACACCCTTCTCTCTGAAGTAATTATATACATCGGCTTCAAATTCATTGTCGTATTTGCCGACAATAAAGTGGTTATAGGAGTAGTATCATCATACTGACGATATTTTGTAGATGCTGTCCAATCAACTCTAGGAATGACTAACTCTACATCATTTCCAGTTATTCTTTTTGCAGCATACATATTGTCCCATGCCTGTTTCTCATCCACAACAGTATCAAATAGAGTAGGAGGAGAAGATGGGTTTGGCCAAGGAACATGATTTCCAATGAAAACATATCCTACTGTAGGTTGTGGCTCAGAGAACGATTCTTTGAATTGTTCAGCGTTATTAAATTGTAATTTTCTTGTAGTGATAGTGGTCATGGTTATTATTTATGTGTTTGCCACAACAATTATGGTTTGACTATTGGCATTAGTTGTAAATGATGTTAAAACTCTTAACACAGTATTAGAAATGATGTTACTAATCAGTCGTATTTCACCATTTACAGATATATTGGATCTTGGATTACCCGTACCAATGCTGATTGTATTACCGTTAGCAATATTAAATTTAGTGCCTGTTCCTATAACATATATGGTAGAATTTACATTGACAAGTCCAGACAATGTTACCGCAATATTAGAATTGGAAACAATTGAATCTCCAACCAAAACAGTCGATTCTCTGTTAAGATCAGCATAGTTTACATAGCCAGCTGGATGTAGAAGATTCTTCAGTATCTGTTTGTATTTGCTAAATTCTGTAACTGATGATGTAACATAAGAGTAGTCTGTATAGTAATCTTTTCCAGCTAATCTTCTTTCAGAAGAAGAAAGTAAAGAATCAGATGTAGTCCAACGACCTGGAAGATTTGAATATGCATCTCCTAGTATGGCTCTTGCTCTAGCTAAACCATCTCCATGAGAAGTCAATTCTACTTGTGGAATATAATCGTAGCCTGATCCACCAGAGGTCAAACTTATTTTCGTAATGGATCCAAGAACAGAACCAGTATTTCCAGTTAACTTTTCACCATTACCCATTAACGAAGTGATCGCTACCGTGGCTCCAGAACCGCCACTTACAGTTGAAACTGACACCGTTGGAAAATTATCTTGAGTGTAATTTACTCCACCAAGTTGATTTTTATTATAATTACCAAGTTTTCTGCCACTTGTTGTTGTTGTAAATGCAACATTGACAGTTGCTGCTGTATTATTTGTAAGTGAATCAATATATCTTGTTTGTCCAGCAACTTGTATCATGTCGCCTAGTTGCAAATCACTTAAAAAATTTGTGCCAGAACCTGTTATTGCTGTTGAACTTGCTATACTAACCGTACCTGCAATGTGAGGAGGTCCAATATTAACAGTCAATATCGCACCCGCGACACTTACAGTTCCAACATAAGCAGCAGCATCAATACCATATGTTGAAGAAGGATTTGAACCAAATATAATTTCATCGCCAACTGCATAGCCAGAGCCACCAGCATTAGTTACATCAATTCTACCAACTGAATTGAAAGCTTTTATGTAGTAATCATTGGTTCCTATTGTGTATGAGGCTCCCAACGAATCAAATGTTGATATGTTTGATGTTACGTTCGAAAAAAATACGCCCACATTGGTTATTGGTCCAAGATTCGTAACAAATAATGGAGTCAATGCATCAACTATGCGAGTATTTACATTCTCTGTATATGATGTAGGAAATCCATAATCAGCAGCATTAATTAATGTATTGGCAGCATGAACACTTCCATTAAAATTTTGTATAACATCATTGGTCACACGGTAAGTAGAGTTAGAATAATGGCTAGTATTTACTGCATTGATTATACCAACAACTATAGTATTGGCTGAAGTTCCAAAGCTGTTAGCGTAACCAGATAATTTGAAACCTGTACCACCATAATCAACAGTTAAGTAACCAGTAATAACACCAGAAGAAACTTCTGAGACTATTGCTGTAGCTGGAGGGTTAGCACCACCGCCTAAAACCAATACTGGATCACCAACATTATAAGAAGAACCACCAGTTGTTATTTGAATACCAGTTAGAATAGAATATGTGTCAGCTTCTAAGTTTATTAAGACGCCATTTTCATCAATAATATCCGTTATAATTTTTTCACCATTATTAAATGTTCCAACTAAAGAAGTTGGATCAATAAACAATTCATATGGCAAACCAAAATTCAATCTATCGGTAATAATTCTTTTTGTTGCTATGTTTACTAAAGCAGAAGCGCCAGAAGTTTCTCCTACAACCCTTCGGTTATTTAAAGCAGTTATATCAAAATTACTGTAATATATTTCTATTTTAGAATTGCTTGCAGGCGCAGTATTAAAAATTACTTTGCGTGTTTCTTTTCTTATTTGATAATCAACATTTACTGTCTTTATAACATCATTAACATAAACATCTATTTCTCCAAGACCAGAAACTTGAGCCAAAATATATTGTGTGTTTGAATTGTTGCCTGTGTATACTGTTCTTATATTAGTTTGAATTTTTAAAACATTATCAACTGTCCATTTACCATCAGATGCACGAAGAACATTGTTCTTTGGTAAAAGTATATTCACCTCATCAGCGAATAACATTCTGAATAACAATTTGAATGATTTCTCATTACCTTTAGCCAAATAAATTGGCAGAATATTTTTTATTAGAAATGCTTTATCAACCTGAGTATTGTGTGGAACAAGAGATGCAAATGTGTTGAAAAAATTATCTTCAAAATCATCAATTGAGGTATCAACATCGGTAATATATTTTAATTCTTTGGCTTTAGAAACCAAATCATTTTTTTGCGATCCTTGTTGTGTCTCTAGATACTGATAGTATGCTTCTAAAAACGAAACGAAAACAGGATACTCATCCCGAATAAATTCAGGAACCTGTTTATTAACAAGTAAAGATGTTTTGTAATCAGTCATTAACTGTAAGATTTTTCTATTGTAGTAACTATTGAGGCAGGATCATCTTCATCTATTGTGATGATGGTATCTCTTGTTGTTGAAATTATGCCTTTATCTGATTCAAAAGAAAGTCTAATATAACCGTCTGTTGTGCTGACTGATAAAATTTTAATTGCATCGATGGTAACTATACCTTGATCATAATCAATATTGCCAATATTAGTATTTACAATCTGCCTTTGTGCATTTGTATCATAGTAAATTGTTCTTAGATAACCATATCGTGTATCTATAATGGCTGACGCAGCGGCTCCGTAACCAGAACCAGTATTAGTAATTGTAACTATAGCGCGAGTATAATCTATACCTCTATTAGTTATGACAATACTTTCAATTGCACCATTCACAACAACGGCTTCGGCTGTAGCGCCTGTACCATCACCAGTGATAGTGACGATTGGTGTTGTTAGATAACCTGTTCCTGGATTTGTTACAGGAATTGAAGAAATGCCTGTATATGATCCCTGTATCTCTTCCAAAGAAACAGTTCTTCTTACGCCAGTAATATCAAAAACATCAAATTGTGAAGATATCATTCTATCATTAGAACCGCCTCTATGAACAGGAACACTAAAATTAATGATATAAGTTTTTGTTTCATTTAAAGATGGAACAAATCTTTTTTGAACACGAAGGTTAGTTCTAGAACCAATGATAGAGGTTGATTGAGAACTGTCTATTGCCTCTTGCATTTTAGATAATACAAATTTAGAACCAAATTTATTCAAATAAGTTGTTGAATAATTTAATATAGCACTTCTAATTATATTCTTTAAAGATTCTTCTGAAGTTATAGTTTTATTTGGATTATATTCAACTTGATTTTCTAAAACTAAATACAAAAATTCTGGATCACGAATAATACAACCGGTACTTACGATTGCTTTGGGTTTAATAATTTCATCAATTATTCTCTGCTTTTCGGCAGCAGATATGTAATAATTATTTTTTGGTTTTAGAGAAACGAAAACTGTTCCGTAAACAGGCGGAACATTATCTTCTCCTCCCCATACTGATATAGAACCAATATTTGGATAGTTGTTTAGTATGTAAGTTTCATAATCTTTAAATGTTACCAAACGATTCTGTGTAGCGAATTGAGAAGGTGCTGAAAATTTAATATTGTCTACAGATTCTCTTGCTGAACCACCTGATGCAGCAGATACTGGAGTTACTGTAAAGTTTGATTGGGTACTTCCTACACTATCAACTATAGTTTGTAGAGCCAAGAAATTGTTTGCTTTATTTGCTGCGGTAGCATTTGTCACAATGTAATTTGTTGTAATTACTGCACCGTCAGGAAGTTTTTTACCAACAACATCATTACCAAAACTTATTTGATATTTACCTACTAAATTTTCTTCTAAAAAGAAAACTTCAGAGGTAGGTTCTACATCTAAAACATCGGTAACTTTGTTATATTTGGTTGAAATAGAACTTGTAGAAGATGGAGCAACAATGACACTTATCGTTTTAATATCTACATTTTCATCTGGCAAAACAAAAACTTGTTTTGGGTTAGAAGCTTGAGTGTAATTGAAAATATATGATACTCTTTGACCTTCGTATATTTCTAAATTTTCAAAGTAGTAGGTATCATTTGATTTTGTAACAGTAACTGATTCATTCAAAACAAAATTGTATGATTTACCATCAATCAACTCTGATAGAAAATTATATCCAGCTGGTAAAGTCATAGTTCCAGGAGTTGTAATTCCTGAGAACACAGTAAGATTAACTATAGCTATAGGTGCAGTAGTAGAGTATGGTACATAGTTTAAAAGTTTTGCGTGAGATACAGCAGAACTGCGTAGTAGAGCCGTATCCATAAATGATTCATTAGCAACCATATTCAGATAATATGCGTTGTAATGTGTGTTGTAAGCTAAAATATCTAGCAATACACTTAAGCCAGAACCTTCAAAATCATAATCAGTAAATTCAGTTTGTTGGCTTAGAAATGTTTTTAAATTGTTCTTGATTGTATCAAAATCAAGTTCTGTTACTCTTAGACGGTCTGCCATTTTTATCTAATCCGTTGCAAGAAAAAGTCTATAGTTATAGGTGTTGTTAGATTAACAATAAAGAATTCCATATTCACATTGTATCCATTCTCATCTTGACTTGGAGTAGCTTTTACTGTTCTGATGTTTACTCTAGGTTCATAATTTGTAATTGTTTCTTGTATGGCTCTCTCTATTTGATTTGCGGTAAGTGGTGTAACAAGTTCAAACAGAAGGCTTCGAATATTACTTCCAATGTCAGGTCTAAAGGGTCTTTCGTAAAAATTAGTTAACACTAAATTTTTTACTGAATTGATGATAGCATACTCATTAACATTTACGTTAATGTCTTTTTTGACTGGATGAATAGAAAAATTGAGATCCAAGTCTCTATAATTTCTTGTAGATTCTATCGTTACGGTTGCCATCGACTATTTATAACTTACTTTTGAGTTTATCGGTGCCAATGTAGTTTTCCGTTAGGTATAATTTTAGTGGACTAAATGCAGTAAATCGAGAAATTATTCCATAATCATTTATTAGGTCTCTAGCTTTTCCGTAATAATTAACATCAGATGTTCTTCTGGTACTCAAAAATGAGGTTACTGTATTCATATCATCACAGAGAGCCTGATTTGAAACTATAGATATTAGAGAATTTGATCCGCCATCTAAAAGATTAGTGAAGGTTGCATTGAGTGTAGCAGAATCGTTTGTAAGTGTAATCAAATTAGCAGACAGTTCTGGCTGAACAAAAAGACTGGTCATGCTACCCAAAACTGGAGTATTGTTCATTATCCCATCATATGATGATACTATTAGTTGAACAAATTCACCTATCCCTAAAGCCGATTCAAAGTCTGGCAAAGTGGGATCAGTAGTTGCTGTTACTCCAGATATTCTATTACAATGCGCTTGAAATGATGATATCTCGCTAACCAATGATGTAGAAACGCCTATCATCTTTGCATTTCCAGCTATATCGAAGGTAACTGTAGATGCAAAATTTTTCATACTGGTAGCATACGAATTCATTTCGATGGTTGTATTGGCTAATGGATTCTGCAAGTAGCCAGATACATCATTGTTTGCCAATGCATCAAACTGCCACTTGTGTAAAAGTGGTTTAATTCTTTCTAATGATGCTTCCAATTCACCAGTTGGATCATTAGCATCACCAAATTTTTCAGAATTAAAATTGTATTCTAAACGAGTAAATATTTTAGCCATAATTATGTAGACAAAACTGTCAATGCTCCTGTAGTTATTAGGTGACCGCAAGAGGCAAGATCACCAACCGTTCTAATCATATTTGGTTTCCCATTTATAAAAACTGTTGTTGGAACAATAGGAGTAAGCACTACTCCACTATGTGGTGGTAGTCCATGTGACCTAACAACTGAACCAGGCATTGCTGCTGGTTCCATTTCACCGCTAGTCGAACCAATTAAAACAGTCATATGGCAAGGAAGTATTATCTCACCTTCTGCCAGATCACCAAATCTTGCAACTGAAAAAAGACCTGCCATTATACTAACACTCCTCCTGATGCCCACTCTGCCGCTACGGCATTTGATGTTGTTGGTGCGCCTTTATATGCTTTTGTAAATTCAACTGGATATTGTTTAATTACATCTGGCATAATGCGTTTCAAATCTGCTTCAGTATAACCTTGTTCTCGTAAATTTACTAAATTATCAGCTACTTCAGCAGCAACCGCTTTACTCTCTAAATCAAAATCATCAAGGCTTTTATTGATTAGACTATTTAAACTTTTGCTTGTATCACTATATGTATCTTTAACCTTTTGAGTGAATCCATCAATCGAATCTTTCAAATCACCTTTGATAGAACTAACTACCGATGCATTGTTTAAATTTCTAGTAAAATCAGAAGCGGCAACATCAGCAGCAGGTAAAGCATATTGAGTAAGCAATTGCTGTGGGTTTGCTAATAATGTTGGGAGTGTAGACACTTGTCCGTATAGAATAGCACCTTCTGCAAGCACAGCTTTAGCAGCAGCAAAACTATCTTTAAAAGAAGAAGCAGGATTTGTTAATACACCCATACTATTTTCAATAACACCGGAAGAAGTTAAAAATGGCTGAGTTATTGTTGTTGCTAAATTTTTTCCAGCAGGTTCTACATATTTCAATGGATCAACTTTAGATGCTGCACCAATCATTGCATTACCAACATCTTGCGCTCTACTTATTACCTGATCTGCAAAACCAGCTGGTGCAGCCGCAGTTGCTGAAGATAATATTGTTCCTTCTGGATCAAAAACTTGAAATACAGAAGTTCCGTCTGCATTCATTGTTGTTTGTGTGAAAGAACCATCTTCAAAATATTGTGTATCTGTAAAACCACCATCCACATTTAATTCACTAGGCGTTGCTGTAAGAAATTTTGATGTTATATCTGAAAAACTTTTTGATACAGAATCTACTACATTTTTAAAAGTTTCTTGTGCGCTAGAGATTATATTATCAAAACTAAAAGAAGATATATTGGTTGGAGAAGTTGGTAGTGAACCAAATCCATTATCTACTAAATTTCCTGAAACAAGTGATCCACCACTTTCAGTTCCAATAACTGATCCAGTATCAGTTAAAACTGTTGATCCTGGTTGATAAACTTGATCGACAAGTGTGCCATTTGCATCATATACATCGGTAAGATTTCCACCATCAGGATAAAAAGTAGTTGTTGTAGATAAGTCTCCAAACGCCGGATCAGCAATAGTTTGTGTAATAGTAGTAGAGTCTAAAGCGCCCGGTGCGATATCACCAAAATCATATGCAGCGGTATATGGATCTATGAAAGTGGAACAAGCACCTCCTGCTTGTTCTATTACTCCTCCTACTGCAACAGGTACACCTTCTACAGTAGCGGTTACAACATTAGTCAGCCCTAACTCATCTATTGCTAAATCAACGCCTCCAACTGCACCGGCTGCTGCACCTCCAGCGGCTGCTGCACCCGCGGCGCCACCAACTGGTGCACCTAAAATATTTACTGTTGCTCCAGATATCGTAGTTAAACCTATACCTGTAACAAATGTAGTAGCGCCAGTGAGTGTTGCAGCCGCACCAGCAGTTACAGTTGCAGCCGCACCAGCTGTAACTGATGCAATACCTCCAGCTGTCATAGATGCCATGTTTCCAGCTGTAACTGATGCTTTACCCGCAGTAGTCATAGATACTGATGCTGGTGCAAGTGCAGACCATGTTGTTCCTGCAACCATACCTGTTGAGGTTCCAGATTTTGTGCTTATAGAACTACCCGCGATAGCACTAATACTCCCCTTTACATTAAACGACAAATTACCATCAACATTGACAGTATAATTTCCTTTGACGTAAACATTCTTGTTCCCATCAACCGCTTGATAACTATCTTTGACAACTTTTGCTTGAACGCTACCATCTGGTCTATATTCTTGATATGATCCTTTACGATGATAGAAATGTAAACGCTCAGAATTTGGTGTATCATCTATTTCGATGGCATGACCAGACTCTGATTCCATAGCATTGTTATATGGATATCTTGCATTATATGCAGTTGGTAATTCAAAGGTACTTGATTTCTTATCGTTCTTACTTTTAATTATTGGTGATGCATAATCAGCTTCATTTCTTGCGAGGCGTGATGTTGATGGTTCATCTAATCTTCTTGGATAAAGAGAACCCGTTTCATCAGGTTTAACTGGCGCAGCCATAAGTTCATTAATAGAACGACCATCATTAAATGCTTCTTGCGGATTAGCTTTTTTCAATGGAATGCCTGGCATGACACCAAATATTACTGGCTGTTGAGCATTGTTTCCGTCAAGAAAAAAACCAAATACCATATCACCTTCTTTGGGTGCATATGGGTTTGGATTATTAACTGGGAGACAAGCTGTTGCCCAAGGTAAATCTTTTGTTGGTACTTTCAGTCTAACATCTGAATGCCACCCACCACCAATACGAACTTGGCAACGACCTAATTTTAGTGGATCTTGTCTACTTTCTACTGTACCAATCCACCAAATAAATCCATTGCGACCTGCTACATCTGTATTATCTTCAGCATTTCTCATCGTAAGTAATCATCCTCATATTCTACAGCAGCCTTTGCAAGTGTAGCAGAAGCACCTTCGATAAACCCAATGTCTGTAGATGTTGTAGCGGTTTCTAACACGGTTTCAAATTTACCTTTAATATCTAGTATATGTCGTGAAGCAACAATCAAATATTTTCCATTAACTGACTGATCTTCACCTTCTGGTTTACCATAAACAGGTGATAGAACATTGACATTGAATCCACTTGATAACTCAAAATTTCCTGGCATGACCATCTTCAATCTTTTTGATATTAAGTTTTCAATAATAGATCGTCTTTGTAAAACAAAATCTTCTTGATTATCAATTGTTGTGATTGAAGTTGGATCTTTTTTCTTTATGTATGCACTTGCTTGACGAGCCTTTCCAGAGAAACCAAAACTTCTTCTCGCTTCAAATTGTTCAAAGTTATTGGTGTTATCTCTGTTTACCATACCAGTAAACATTGGTGTATCATTACCATGTTTTACAGTTTGATAATGGTCAAGATAATTCACAGTCTTTTCTTCGTCTATGTGACCAAGAGTTCTAGTTATTGGATCAAAAACAGAATACTTACCTGCATTGACACCTTGGCGAGTTCTTCTCATAACATCTGGATTGCTAATTACTTCAAAGTGTCTTGGGCTACTCATTTCATCTAATGCTTCGGTGTTGTTTAAATTCTTTGGGAAAAATTTGATATCCAATATTGCATCTTGCGTTAGTATATTTGAAAGAGTGGTAAAATTATAGCCAACAATATTCTCATAGAACATAAAGCTAGGACCAAGATTTTCGTCTACTGCTCTGTTGGTGCACCATTGTATTGCATCAATTGGAGACAAATCTGGTATGACAATACTTTTTATACCATACGATGGAGAAAAGATACCAGCAAAGGTAGGTAACTTTAGATAATCAAATAAAATTTTTGCAACAATGTTAGAGTATGTATCATTATACTTTTGGTTTACTTTGCGTTGATCTGAGTAAATTAACTCATCAGATACAAAATGCAGATCATAGGCCAATGTTGATGGATTCAAATTTATTCTGTTAGCCATTTTTCTAATACGAAATGATTTTTTGAAACTTGTTGATCCATCTCCAAACTTACTTAAATCTACAAGCAAAACCTCTGAACCATCAAAGCTAAGATAATCCGATAGACCAACAGAATCAAATACTGTAATGAAACCATTCATCACAGGAACAAAGATTGAATCAAACAAATGTAGCTGACCAAAGCTAGATGATATATCAAGTAATTCACCACTTTTAGTATATACAGCCAACTGATTTATACTAAACTGTGTTGACTGTATCAGATTATCTGCCATTAATAACTCGTCTAAATTCTTTATCTAACTCAGGAACAAATTCTTTTTTCAATAGATTGATTTGTCTTTTTGTTTCGTTTGTTTCTTCTTCATACTCAAAAAAAGATTGTTTCTCTTTTGTTATAACCACTCTTACTATTCCATTTATCAAATTATATACGGTATCATCTGTTTGCAATGTAGCATAAGTGTTTGCATCTATTTGAAGTTTCTCAACCAATTCTCCACCAGCCGAAGAAGTTTTAGTTACCACTTTATAGTAAGCATTGACATTATTGTCACTCATTGCCCAAACTACACCAGATTGTGATGGAGTATTTGCCGCGCCGTTTGCGCTATATTTTTTATCCACAAATTTTATGAATGTATTATAGTCTAAAGGCCAATCCCATTGAGGATCAATTATGTCATTATATGATAAAACTATCCAATGCTTTTCAGGATCACCATAAAATTTTGAGGCAATAATTTCTGGTGTGTCTCCGTCTTGTATAGAATACTTATAGAAAACGGCAGAGTTAGTTTTTAACGATTGTTCAAAACCAAAACGACTTGTTATGTTTGTAACAAGATCAGTCTGTGTTAGATTGTTTGCTGTTGAATAAACAGTCTTAGGAAAAAAGTTAAAGTATTTTGACATATTTTTTTATCTAGTTGAATTAAAACTGCGGCCCGTGGCAGCGTCAGCTGGATTATTTGCAAAAGTTTGTCCACTTGCTGGATTATTTCCTTGACCTACTCCTCGTTCACTTGGAGTCTGCGATGGGGTTGTCTGTGTTGGGCTTCCAGAATAGTTAGATTGAAAATCTGATTTTGTGAGAATTACTGTCTCTTGGAAATTTAATGACAATTGTATTTCTACTGGCATACCTGTACCGCCCCATGTGGGACTATCTTGCCCAGGCATTTCATAAGCTTGAAAACCATTTGGTGCATAATTAACATCAATTGAAGTGAGGACGCAATTACCTATACTGTCGATGTTTGGATTTATTGAACCGGCATAGTAGAAACGAATGTCAAATTCAGAAGGTGGAACAAGTATCGCAGCACCTGTTTCGGTTACTAAATCGGGCGCCTGATGAAATCTCAATCGTTCAATAATATTTTGAACTGCTAAAGCTTCCATTCTGCTTCTAGGAAAAAATGAAAAATCAAAGCGAAATTGTCTAAAAGCTGGAGTGCTGTATATAACTTCCAACATTGGATTAACTATACCACCAAGTGCTTTGTAAATCCCCAATCTAGCCGCATCACCACCAAGTGCGCTAAGTTTTTTTTCTGCTACTATTGCAGCTATGGCAGCGCCAGCAGCACCTAAATTTGTTAAGTTTTTTCCTTGTTCTGTATTGTCTTTACCTGTAAATTGTGCTGCAATTTGTCCAGCTACACTTTTACCTGGAGACAAAGACTCATAGCTTTGATTGTAACTATACATCAAAGTATCTGGCATATAGAGTGCTATGGTGTCGCTTGTCATTTCTGTTTTTCTAAAATTACTCAAAAGTTCAGCAGCACCTTGCTTATTTTTTATTGAACCCTTTAATAAATTACCTGTAGATGCTGAATTATTTTGAAATATTTGTCCTGGGGTCGAGACACCTAGGAACGAGTTAATAAGCTGAGAAACGAAGCTGGTAGCAGTCTTAGATACAGTTTGCTGCACCGCTGTTGAAAAATTTGTAGAACCTCCAATTAATCCAACTTCACCATTATTTGATAAACTACCCGCTTGTGGAACATTAGCATTGTTGACACCTTTGGTTTGTTTTTTGATATAGAAGACCATGTAATGTCCTCTATCAGCTTTATTACCCAAATCAATTGGGTATTTTAAAAGATTAGTGCTTTGCTGATTAGAATACAAATCTCCCAATGGACCC